ATATGATAATAAAATCAAACATACAAAACACACAACCAGTTTCAGATCCTTTAGCTGAAGCATTAGAAAAAACATTACCGACCTTTGCAAGAAAATTAAAAATCAATCATTACTCCCCAACACAATTTGCTATTCCAGATGCAGCTTGGTTATTCAAGTATGTATTTATGGACCAGAAGATGAGAAGAGAATTACTTCCATCTAATGCAGCTATGGAAGCTGGAAAAATTGTTGGAGAAGTTCTTCAAAGAATTTACGCAGATACAATTTATAAATTACATCCAGTTAAGAAAAAAGTTGCACCAACAACAAATGAAAAAATTACAAAAGATGCAGCTCTCCAGGAGGAGATAGAAAAATTAAAAGAGTATGTTCCTAATGATGAGAAGGATAGCGACAAGAAGCAAAAATATTTAGAAGAAATTCCAGAAGTAATTAATAATGCTTTATCTGGATTAAAAGAACTAGCGGTAGCAAGTCCTGTAACTTGCGAAAGACAAATATCAATCGATCAACTGGAAGGTTTTTCTTCTCCGTTGTTACCAACAGTTGGTAGAATTGATTTTGATTTTGGTATCAATAGTCATGAGTTCGGTACACCTCTCACAGAGACTAATCCGACATCCCAAGTGGATGCCTTTCCTCATAAGATTATTGAGCTAAAAACCAAGTGGAGCCGATTAGGTAAAGTTAAAAAGGATGGATCTAGGAGTTTTCTTGTTTCCTCCGTACCAGCTACCGCTAGTTTTAATCATGTTTGCCAGGTGGCAACATACGCAGCTCACTTTAATTTTAAAGTTCCAGCTTATTTACTTTATGCAACAAAATCTGGTTACACTATTTTTGATAGTACCAACTGTCATCATTTAACAGTTGATGGAATGAAAAAAAATTTACAAATAATGTTTAATACTTTTAGAAGAAGAGAACAGATCCTAACTTTATATCAAGATTACACTAGAGAAGAAATTATTGAAGGAGCAGCATCTTTGATGGACATGAACCTAGACCATCCATTTGCTTGGAATGGAATGCCACCAGAATTATTAAAAGAAGCTAAACTGTTATGGAAGCTATCATGAAGTTAGAAGAATTTTATATCCAAAGAAAATTGGACCAACATAAGCAACAAGTAAAGAGAAGAATTTTATCGGCTCTCTTTATTTTAATCGTAGGAGGAATAACTATATGGCTGATATAAAAGATAAGCTAGTCCAGGCTGTTAATGAATTTAAAAAATCATTAGATGGACAAACAATCCCAATACATGGAAAAAGCTATGCTACTGTTGCATTAAGAGTAGCTGTTGCAAGAAGAGTTCTTGGAACTGCATTAGATATTGTAACTAAAATAGTAAGTATCGATGTAAATACAGTAGTGATGTCATCGGATATTTATATTGATGGTGTTCATGTATCTACTGGTCATGCTGAAGAGAAAAGGTCAGCATCAAAAATAAATCAAACTTCCGCTTTAGAGAATTGCGAAACCTCTGCTACTGGTAGAGCTCTTGCATTCCTAGGCTTTATTTCAGATGGAATTGCATCTGCTGAAGAAGTTTCAGCTGCAATAGTGCAGCAAGACAAAAAGATCCAAACAGCTTTAAAAGAATTAGAAGCTGTGTCTCACAAAGGATCTTATCAAGAATGGTTGTCTAAAAATAAAGCAATGTTAGGAGATCTGAAGATTAAAAATCCGATTGCCTACACCACCTTTATGGAAGATTTCCAAGTACACAAAACCAATCTGCAAACCAAAGGAGTTATTTAATGTCAGATGATTTTAATACAGAAGCTAAAAAAGACAGACCAGATCTTGGAGCTGCTTTTATAGCAACAAATAAAAAATCTCCACAGTCATACGATATGTCAGGAACAATCGTTGTTGATGGAGTTAAGCATCGTTTCGGAGCTTACAAACAAAAAGCTAGCGGCAAAGGCAAGATGGCTGAAGGTACAGAATTTTATACCTTTTACAGAGTTGAACTAGCCGATGAAGCTAATGGTGGTGGAGCTGCTGATACAAGCTTCAACCCAAGTGAGTTGGAGGCTTAAAGATGGACCCAGATAAATTCAAATCAGTTGCAATCAACATCAAGACTTATCAGTTACTTGAAGAGCTTTCTCAAAAAAGATTTGAGCTACCGATAAGTATGTCAAAGACTGTTGAGTTTTATGTTCAAAGAGGTCATGAGGATTTTAAAGGTAAGGATGCCAAGAAAAAAACTTCATAACCGCCTGGAGGAACTAGAAAGTTCCAGACAAGATCAATATGGATCATTCGAAGAGAATATGAATAAGATTGCTTCTTCATGGTCCATAATCTTGGACAAACATTTAATCGCACCAATCGAAGGATGGCAAGTTCCATTACTTTATGCTCAAGCAAAATTAATTAGAGCCACACACAAATTTAAAGAAGATAGTTACGATGATGCTTTGGCATACATCGTTCAAGCACATGACATGCACAAAGAAAAATCAGAAGAGATCGATACCGATGAGTTACTTGGTATGGAAGCTAAACCAAGAACTAAATGGTAGATCGACTTTTGAAAAAGATGACAAATTTCAAGCCGAATATAAGGAATGGTTAAAAAATGAATTACGAAAAAAAGATCCTCAATAATGTAATCCAATTTCCAGGAACTAATAATCCTAAATTAGATGAAAGAGAAAAAGAAGTTGCAAGACTATTACATAGTGCAGCTTACAAAATGAGCTTAAATGACTGGGATAAGCATCCAATCACACACAAAGAATTATCAGCATTATCAAATTATGGCGAAGCAATAGAGCATCCCCCAATCGTAGCAAGCAGATTAATTTCTGTTCTTGCAACATCATTAATCAGAAACTCTATGGAGGATTTAATATGAGTAGAAAAAAAAGAGAAAGTTATATTTCTTATGACAAAGAAGCTTTCTTAAATAAAGATACTGGTCCATTTACAAGACTAGATAATACCGCTTGGTATTTAAAAAAGAAAAATACTAATGATGGAGAGATAGGTTATTTCCTAAATCTTCATACAAAGTTCCAACAGATGCCTAACGCATGTTTTGCAGCAACAGCTGAAAGAACACCAGAGCTAAATGTTCCAGCAATTAAAACACAAATAAAACAATTTATGGAGGTCAATAGTGAAAGTAATTAGAGACCAGAAGTTTATAACTTTTTGTGAAATGCTTGGATCTAATATGAGATTTTGCAGATTAAAGTTTGGAATGCCTCAAAAGTCATTGGCTTATCATTTAGGAGTTAGTCATCAAAATGTTCAAAAGTATGAGGCTGGAGATATTATTCCTTCTGCATACAGATTAAAACATATTGCAGATTTCTATAAAGTTAAAACAGATGATTTAGTAGATCCAACTTTTATACATAGATCTACAAAATCTAATGAAGCTTTAAATACAGCACCATCATTTGATGCCACAAAGTATGAAGAGTTTGACGATGAGTATCCGCCAGGATCTGGAGCATTAGAAAATGATCCAAAGATGCAAGCTACTTATGATGCAATACTGGAGGATAAATAATGGCTATATACAGATCTCCATTTTTTCACATTGATATTGAAGAGCAAGATTATCCAGATGCTGATTGTAAATTTATGATTAGCTTATGGCATGAGCCTAAAGTTGGTGGAAGTAGAGAACTTATTGCAGTTTGTTTAAGCGATAATGTTCCATTACTTCAGTCAACCAGGAACAAAGGCAATGTTGTTGAGAGTGTTACTAGACCTCATGATATTGCAATTCCTTATGGCGAAGATGTCGATAAGTTTGCAAGACTTAAAGGCGATCTTGATGAGACTAATCTTGAGCTTACTAGAGCTTATGAAAAAATAACAGAGCTTGAAAAGAGATATGTCAAAAATAATTAAAACTATAACTGGAGAAGCGGCATTTGTTTTGGAAGAAACTTTTGAAAGTGAAGCTAAAGCTACTGAAGGAACAGAGCCTCTTACCCAGGAGGTAACAGAAATAGAAGTTAAAGTTAATAATACAAAATGGAAAAAATCTAATGAGTGAAATACGACATGACTTGCCAATAGACAGTAAAGTTCAAAGATTAAAAAGAAGATACCAAGGATTGAGTAGAGTAGCAGCAGCTATAAATGATCTATATATCTATGGAGTATATCCATCTAATTTTCCCAATTTAACTGTCGTTTTAGAACAAGCTAAAGATCATTGTAAGGAGTTAATTAAAGAAACTAAAAAAGAGATAGCCTTTGTTGAAAATCCTAATGGATTATATGACCTGGTTTATGATGAGATAATTGAAGATGCAGATACAGAAACTGCAAAAAGAAAAGATGAAAATTAAAATAGCAGAGAAGATAATACTAGATAGAAAACACCAGCATATTATCGCTGCATTAAATCAGAAGATAGAAAAGTTAGAAAAAGATAATGCTGAAATGGCTAATATAGAGAAGCAGCATAAGTATATGAATGGAGAACTACATAAAGAAGTGAGTAAATTAAATAAAGATAAAGAAGAATTAAAAAAAGAGAATGCTATTTTTAAAGAACACCTTCAAGCAGAGCTGTTAAAAAAGAAGTGATGCCTATCGCTTTTCTTATGATGTTAATCATAATGTCGTTTTTCCTACAATATTTGTAAAATAAAACCTACACAGAGCCACAGAGACTGCGATCTTGCAGCCTCTATGAACTTCTGTACCTAACTATTTATCGATTATTTGTGAAATTATTGAAGTTCCAAGATGTTTGCCTCTTGCTTTAGCAATTCTTGCTTGGTCATCTTTAGATATATCTACAAGATGATCTCCATATATTTCTGAAGTAGTTGTAAATTTAACATGACCAGCTTGAGCCTTAACTTCGTTTTGGTCCATGTCTTGATCTCTTAAAGCTTTCATAAGTTTAGTACAAAACCTATGTCTAAAAGTTTTCATTGGATGACCTTTTAATGCAGATGAATTTATTACAACAGTTCCATCTCTTTTAAATGTACAATCAGCTAATCCTTCTTCAGAATAACCTCTCCAAACTTGATTGTTAATATATTTGTAACTTGCTGGACCATTTAATCTGATAGCTGGTAGCACAAAAGGATTATTTTTTTCTAATCCATCAAGATAATAAAACCACATTTTTAAAAATTTAATATTATCATCATCAAGATTTAAAGTTCTTCTGCTACCATCATTTTTTAACCTATTTAGATAACCACCTTCAGCTGTTATCCAAACACCTTCAACTTTTAATGTTTTAGCATCCAGGTTAATAGAAGATCTTTTTAAGCCTTGCATTTCAGATGGTCTTAATCCAAACATAAACATCATAGAAAAGATTGCAAATCTGTAAGCTGCATCTCTGTCTAAATTATTTGAATTTTTCCAATGAAGATAAGCATTAGTAATTAATTTAAAGCATAACTCTTGGCTTAAAACATTAGTAGGTTTTCTTTTAATTTCGTCATCATCTTTAGGTATGACATAATCATAATCATAGATCTTAAAAGTTTCCAAGTCTCTACATGGCTTCCAACCTCTCATGTTAGCTTGCTTTAAAAAATGTTTAATATCTTTGACTGCATTTCTTAAAGTTTTAAATGTAACTTTGTCATCAAAAGCTTTCTTTAAAAAAGCTTCCATATCGCCTAGTCTAAAATTAGATAATAAAACTGTCTTATCCATATAAGGAATAATCCTTTTATTATAAGTAGTCATATATCTTGCTAATGAATGAGCTGTTACTCTGTTATTGTCATTCTTTAAAGCTAACTTTAATTCAGCAAATTTAAGGAAAGCATCAACGAATGTGATGCCTGGTGTTGTCTCTGATTTACCACCAGATACTAATTTAAACAAAGCTGCTTTTGCGTCTGTCTGTTTAGTAAATGGAGATCCATCAACTTTGATTGTTTTTCTGTCAGCAGTAGATTGAATAATCCACTTACCATTTTTTGGTGTAACTCTATAAGATATTGTCATAGATATTTAATAGCTTTATGAGATAACTTTCCAAGAGTTATTTCCTCTATTATAACACCTAGTAAGTGTTCACTATTTATTAAAGTGAAACAACATAGTGAATTATAGTGAAGATATTTCCTACACATCAAATTCTCCAAGATGTTATGAGAAAGTAAGAACATAAAGCAAGCCTTTCCTAGTTGGTTGATATAACAACCGACACAAGAATGATGAGGCTAGAATTGTTCAGATTAACAGTCAACTGCTCTACCAACTGAGCTACCGAGGAATGTCTTATAAAACAAAAGTTTTTTATAACATCTTCGTTCAACTGTAAATCTTTTAGTGAAAAAAAATTCACTAAATACAATTCAAGAAACAAAATTCTCAAATCAGTCAACACTACTTATATCAAAGTTAGGATTTTATTATATAGCAAATTCACTATATTTAGATTCACTTTTGGAGAGTAGGATAGGAGAGGAAGGATATTTTTGACTATTTCTTCTTTTTAAAAGCTGATTTCTTTTTGTGAGAATAAGCCTTTTTCTTTTTCTTTTTTTTGTACATTTTTATTCCTTGTATGTTCAGCCTGGCAATCCTTATCTGGTGGATAACCTGGAGTTTGTAATCTGCAAAACCTTAAACCTTGAGCATCACAGATGAAGCTTTCAGTTTCAGTTTTACAGTAGTCGCACTTAACAGCTATGACTAGCTTTCTGCCTTTTCGCATATTTAATTGATTTAGTTATTTGTAAATTTGTCGAACCAATAAAAGATCCGACCAAATTGCTTGTCCACATTTAAGAGCTCATTCTGTATAGAACTCATTTGTGATTGTAATTCTGTAATTGAAATTAAAGTCCAGGCACTCAATGATAATAGTATTCCGCCAACTATAGGTAATATCCAGCTATAATCCTTTTTGCCTTTTCTCATGTTTGTTAGGTCTCTTTTTGTGTTTTCTTAATTTTGGTTTTTTCTCTCTAGGTGTGAAGCTTACAAACTTAATTTTAGCCATTACTTCTTTTTTCTGTTCATCAACTTGTCAGAAACTCTTGATCCAAAACTTGCTGTAAATACGATGATAACTAAATACCAGACACTATCTGGTAGATCATTTATGATCGCTACCCATTCTCTAAAGTTCTCTCTAGTTCCTGGAAACCAGCCAGTAGTTAGCATTCCGATTAGCCAGAGCATTAATATCTCATCCTTATAAGATTGATCCTGGCTTTTAATTCTTGTTATATCTACATCTTTAGCCGCCTCTATTTCAGCAGCTCTTATAGTTTTAACTTTCTCTGCTCTGTGTTTTAGATATTCACTACCTTTATTTAAAACAATTTTTGTTAAAGGATTTTTAAGTAAAGCAAACCACATTATGAATATAACCAGCAGTTAGGTCTGGCATCAAAGCCAAGATCTGCATTTAATAAATCTATATGGATAAATGTTTTAGCAACTCCTAATCCAGTAACTTTGTCTGCAAAGTAAGATATAATTTGTTTTCTATGTTGAGAGTTAGAGACATGTATATCTACTGCATAACCGCTTGTATGAGGACCAGAGAGACCAGTAGAGGAGACTTTGCTGTTATGGTCTGGACATCTATAAGCTGAAGTAATTGTAAGCGGACCAAGCTCATTTCTAGCTTTCTGTAATAGATCTAATATATCAGAAGATATTTCTAATCTATCGCAACAGCTGCATCTAAACTCATCTGGTTTAAAGTTACACCAATCCTCTTGCCAGTCGCCTGGCTCTCTTATTATTGTCATTTGATTTCCTATTTTAAATTGAAATAACCGATACAAGCAGCAGCTAAAGATCCTAACACTACAAGAACTTTAACAATTCCTTTACCAGTTGATACATGATCGCTTAATTGTTCGACCTTCTTTTCAAGTCTTTCAATAGACTTTAAAATATTATTCATTCTTTCAGCACATAGTTTTTCATGTGAAGAAAGTCTTATGCCTACTTGTTGATTAACTATTGTTGCTGTTTTCTTTTTAGGCATTATGCTTCAATTAAATCCCAACTTGTATTTTCTTCATTCCAATTATAAATTCTATTATCTGTTGGATAAGAAACTGGAGCTTCCCAAAGACAAGTTGTTTCGTTTAATGTCCAACTATTAAAAGGTTTAGGCGGAATAAAAGCATCTCTATCTTCATCGTATGTAAAACCTTTTCCAGCAAAGTTTTTTCTAATATTATTATTGTAAGATGTTTGTTTCCAAATTGACCAACCAGTTAATTTAGTTAAAAAATCAACACCATTAACTTCTTGTTGAACTCCATTGCTATCTAGTAATTCATTATTATTAACGGATTGAACTTCAATTACTTTATTGTTTAATCCTATTTTTGCGAAATGTGCCATTATGCTGTGTAACTCCCAGAACCATTAAATTGTATTATTTTATTTGAGCCAGATGTTGTAACTGTTGGAGAGCCGCTTGTTGTTCCAGAATATTTTGCAGTTGGAACACTTATAATAACAACTCCAGTTCCTCCATTACCACCAGCTTTTGCACTACCTCCAGAAGCACCTCCACCACCAGAACCAGTATTTACTGTTCCAGCACCAGGTGTGTTTCCAGAACCACCACCAGCTCCGCCACCGCCAGATCCACCAGCACCAGATGGACCTCCGCCATCTGAATAGCATGAACCACCGCCACCACCAGCATAAGTTACTGCCGAACCAGTAATTGAAGATGATGCACCAGCACCACCAACACCACCAGCAGAAGATGAGCCATTTCCACCAACCGCACCAGCACCGCCTCCGCCACCAGTTGCATAGTTTGGTCCACCGCCACCGCTTGTATATCCATCTCCTCCATCATTACCTTGACTTGGATTTGTACTTGGAGTGTTACCGCTAGCACCAGGTCCAGTATTGTTATTGTTTGGAGCTCCGCCACCGCCAGATCCACCAGCCGCAGCTACTGTGTTATGACCATAAGCACCTCCACCGCCTCCAGCAGAAGTTATTGTTGTAATACCACTTCCAGAAATAGAGCTGTCTGAACCGCTTTGAGTAGAACCTCCTTGATTTACTACTCCTGTTCCTCCAGATCCAACTGTGACTGTATATGTAGTTCCTGGAGTTATACTTACTGAACTAGCTGATCTAAATCCTCCAGCACCTCCAGCTCCAGCATGTGCTCCAGATCCTCCAGCACCTCCACCAGCGATAACTAAAAAATCTGCTGAATAAAATTGTGGAGTTTCTAAAGTTACATCATCATCAACTGTTGGTATCCAACCTTGCGTTACATCAATGTAAGTACAAGTTATTGATTGACCATTTGTATTATATTCTGGATTTGGAGATGTATTGCCTTGAAATTTTTTTGAATTAGGATTTATAATAATTTTATTTGTGCCAAAATTTCTTGCATAATCTACAAACTTAATAGTATCTCCAACACTAGGATTTGATGGCATTGTTATTGTGCAAGTGTTTGAAGTAGTATTTATTGGATAACCTTTACCAGATACAGCATTTAAAGTTGATGCTGTTACTACTGATTGCCAATTAATGTAATCTGAAGCATGTGCTGTAACTGAACTTTCTGAAATTCTGGCATCAGCAAAAGTACCTGAAGTTATTTTTGATGCAGCAAGATCTGGTACTTCAGCAGCATCCAAAGTTATCTTTGCATTATCAATTATTCCATTTGTATTTGAGCCAAGTAAATTGGCTATATCTCTTGCTCTTGTCATTTAAGATTTCCTATAATTTTTGATTAATAAAGCAGCACCAAATTGATGATGCCGCTTTAATTTTATTTTTGATTAGATAACTATTGTGTTAGCTTCTTCTTCAGTTAATGCTTCGCCAGCTATTAACTTTGCTTTAGCACTAGCTTTTAATTCTTCTCTAGTTGGTAAAGTTGTTTCATACTCTAACTGTTCAACACCTTTAGCTTTTAATTCATCTTCACTTGGTAAATTATCTCCTTCATAAGTTTGAGACAAAGTTTCATAGTTAAATGAATTAGTACCACTTTGAGAAAGATTTAATTTACTTAAACCTCTATTCAAAATTGACATTTTAGGTAAAGTTTTTTCTTCGCCATTTACAGTTACAGTATAAAATTCTTCATTATTTGTTATGTTTGTCATTATTATACTCCACTCATTTTAGTTAATTTTGTTCTGAAAATTGTATTATAACTGTTCACACCACCTGCCTGATGATTACCTAAAATTTGAGCAGTAGATGATGAAAAAGCACCAGTATTTCCATCATTAGAAGCTCTTATTGAATAAGAGTGTCCAGTTTCTAAATAGTAAAAGTCATTCATATTAAATACTTGACCTTGAGAATGGTTATAACCAATCATAGGCGATTGATGAGTTTGTGTACCAGTTAAACCTGTGTTTGGTCTTTCAGCATATTTACTATCTGTGTCATTATATAAAAACATTTTAAAATGATTAAAAAGGTGCATAGCCATTGTAATACTAGCCTCATACATACCAGTTGAATTAACTTGAAAAGTATTTGAGCTAGTTGTTCCAATAATATTATATGGATCAGTCAAACTATTAAAAGGTATCGTAACTCTATCGTGTGCATTTTGATAACCAGCGATGCTGTGCATATCCCCAAAACTTCCAGTACCATATAGGTATTCAAACCAAGCTACTCCAGTATGGTTTGATGAAACATCTCCCCAAGTAGGATTAGCACTAGCACCTTGAGTTTTTAAGAATTGACCAGAAGTACCAGCAGCTAGTCTAGCAATAGCACTACCGCTATTATAGTAGAGATCGCCTTGAGCTGTACTTCCAATGCTTAATAAGTCTGCATCTGTTCCATTAGTACCAGCAGAGGACATGATCTGCCAGTAAGTTCCGTTTGATACTGCGTTACCAGTTGATGCTAATATACAAACATAACTAGATCCACCAGAGCTTACAACATCATCAACTACATAAGCAGTTCCGTTATTGTAAGGTCCTTTCCAGTTAAATTTGATAGCACCTATATTTACTTGAGCCATATTGAAATTCCTCCTTATATGGTTGCTATTAAAATGCCATTGCTAATGCTAAAGGTAAAACCAGAAGCACTAAATAAGACATCATCGAAAGAGGCATAAGTTGAACTGTCGATATTGTCTGCACCTTTGTTGGTAGTTGTAACTTGTAAATTGTTTGGACCTGGAGTTGGTGTATTCGCAGTTCCTCCCATATTAGAATGACTTGAACAGTAGTAGTAAAGAGTAGGAGCTCCAGTCGCTACAACAATCGTTACTTGAGTTGAGCTATTGTGAGTTACTCCAGTTGTATATTCTGATCCTCCACCATGAGAGCCATTTGAAGTCGTTGAAAATTTAAAAGGATGAGCTGAAGGATAATTAAATACATAAGTATTACCTTCGTATAATTCTAAAGTATCTTGTTGAACACCATCTATAAAATATTTATTTGATCCACCAACACTTTGAACAGTAACTGTTTTAACTAAAGTTGAGCCAACAAAAGATTTTTTAAATCCATAAACTTCTGCTGAACTAGCAGAGCCTGGTTGAAA